GGGTCTCCCGCCGCGGATCGGCTGTCGAAGTTAGCGCACCTTTGCCGCCCAGCTACGCTGTGGTGGTGCTTGCATGCGCTAGCGGACCTGCTTTGCGTGCGCCGTCCCTGGGGCTCCACCCGCGAGCTTTCTGGGTTCCTGGCTGCAGCACTGCGGCTCCCACTTCCGGCAGCCCAGCAACCGCGCACGTCGGCAGAAGCCTCGCGCGCATGGGCGTTGAGTACTCTGGAGGCAGCGGCCTTGCGGGGCGGTTGGAATCCACATGTTGTTGGCTTAAGCGCTGCCGAGCGCGACAGTCACCATGGGGAAACCCGCCGTAGCACCCACCGAGATGGGATAATGCGAACCCTGTTCGGCAGCCTCCAGTGTGCCCTATCGCTAACCGGCCTCGAAGGCCTCGTCGATTTCGCCTACTGCTTGCGGCCTATGCTTGCCCTCTGTAATCAGCCTGAGGCTGTGGAGGCTAGCTCGCCCGCTTTCAGTTATGGTGTTAACTCTGACAACTCGTTCGTTACCACAGTCGACGGGTTTACTGAGAATCACGGGGTCATAAGCATCTTCACAAGCGACGCCTGCCGCTTTGACGGGTGGTTTTGGTCGTACTTCTACGACCGCGTGCGTTTCCGGCTCGCCCAAGATATTGGCGATTGTCGATCCCTCGCAGTGTTCCACCCTGTCGCCGCCTGCCCCCGCTTCCTCGCGAAGTGGCTGTTTCCGTTCTACCAACGTGCCTCGCCCTTCACACCGGTATACGCTTTCGATGGCCGCCAGGCTGCCGTACTTGCGTTCGTTGTGGATCGACTGGTCGTTCCGGATGACGAAGAAGAGCCAGTTTCCACGACGCGAGTTCTTAGCTTTGGGTGGGCTGGCGCGCGGGCCAGCTATGACATGCCGTTGTCCGACACCTTTGGAGCTTTTGTCCGCTTCGAAGCGTCGAAAGTTAACCAGTTTGGGACGCTCGCCCTGGCAGTAGCCGGGGCGGAGTTTCAGAAGGAGATCTTTCCGCTCTTGATGGCCATCTCTGGCCCTTACCGTGCTGGCAAGCGCTTCCTAGGTGTAGAAAATGGTGAGGGGGCAAACGGCGCTGCCCCCCCGCATATTCCAGATGAGACCGTGAGCACTGAACCTGGCTTCTCCGTTGTGTACAAGGATCTGGCACTCCTAGACAAGGACCCAGACCTTGGAAGCTGCGGTAAATGCCGGGCAGGTCACGGACCCCTGGACCCGCGGGGTACGGTGCCCGATAACTCCCGAGCCAACCAAGTCCGTGCTGTCGACGAACGCGTGCTGAAGGTCGCGAATCCGGTAGTGCCGCCTCCCATCTATGACCAGTATCAGGCTGAATTTCGGTCGCTAGTTTGCGACCCCTCATGCCTGACTCCGATCACTGTGGACGAGGTTGCTGCTGCGAAACGCAAGCCAGACCAGAAGGTCAGTCGCGATTTCTCCGAGCTTTTCTGGGACGCGGTATACACAATCCGCTCCTTTGTCTTCCTCAAGAAAGAGGGTGGCAAGCTCGGGGACCCGCGCATCATCACACCAACGTCGGATTGCGACCAAACCACATACTCCCGATTTACCATTGCCATCGGTGCCTTGTTCAAGTTGAAACATTGGTACGCCTTTGGTTATAGTCCGGGGGGACAGGTCCGTCGCGTCTGCCAGCTCGCCGCTCTCCATGCTGAGTTTCTA